CCAAAAAATAGCCCCGGCGGGATTTTTGCACAAATGTTTTTAATTTTCGGGGGTTAAAACTAAGTGAGAAAGAGTCGAAACTCTCGTCAAAGTGAAAGGAGGTCGCGTGCCAGCAAGGAAAAGGCGCCTGGAAGTTGTACCAAGGCACCGTAAACCCGCGACAACTCCTGAAGCTCGTGAGAATGAGATGGTTTCTGCGGCAATCGATCTTGCCGAACAGCAGATTCTCAGCGGAACGGCCTCATCTCAAGTCATCACGCACTTTTTGAAGCTGGGTTCGACTCGTGAACGGCTCGAACAACAGCGACTCGAGCATGAGAACGAACTGACACGGGTGAAAATCGAAGCTCTCGAGTCTCAGAAGCGGGTAGAAGAGCTATACATGGAAGCGCTTGGTGCAATGCGTGCTTACAGTGGAGATCTTGTCCCACCAGAAGCCGATGCCGAAAATTAGGACTTACTCCGAGCTTTGTCAATTGGAAACGTTCGAAGAGCGTTATTACTACCTCGAATTAAAGGGTGTATTGGGAGTAATGACTTTTGGCTTCGATCGTTGGGCAAATCAACGTTTTTACAGATCGCAAGAGTGGAGAACAGTTAGAAATCAGATCATAATTCGTGACAATGGTTGTGATCTCGGCATTCCTGGCTATGAAATCTATTCAGGTTTGTTGGTTCATCACATGAATCCGTTATCATTGGATGATTTGCAACATGGCGAAGAATGGATTATCGATCCAAATTTTCTTATAACTACATCGTTACGAACGCACAATGCAATTCATTTCGGTGACGAAAGCCAGCTTCCGAGGGGTCCAGTTGTAAGAAAATTCGGTGACACAAAGCTTTGGTGAAAGGAAACTATGGCTAATCCAGTTGAAATCGCCAAAACCCGCCCTGCCGAAACGGCAATGCCGATTGCAACGGTGATTGCTGCGTTAATTTCAAAAGCTCTTGGTGTCGAGGATACAGATACCATTTTTTACATAGCTTTATTAGTTTCGTTTGTACCGGCGGCTGTAACTTGGACTGTTGACTTGATGAGAAAGAGGTCGCAGGAGAAAATCGAGCCTGTGGGCGTATCGGTAGGTACATCTACAATCGAACCGGTACAAATCAAGCCGATGACTGAAACTGTAGCCGAATTTGTAGATGAACCTGTGACTGAACCTGTGACTGAACCGGTAGTGGACATAGAACCAGTACCAGAATCAAAACCGGCAAAACCAAGATCGGGAAAACGAAGCTCGTCAAGATCAAGACCAAAGCCGGATGATGCGTCATGAAGTTCTCAGTATCCTCGCACTCGATCATCCCGATTGGACGATTCCATGGGCGGGATTAGGTGCAGTTATGTTAGGAATTGGTGCAGTACTTAGTGGAATTGCGGCAATCATGACAGCGAGGAACAGGGGGCGAGATGAAACAGTTCATACTCCTAGCCCTCAGTCTGACGATGATGGGGGGAGCGGGGATTCTGGCAGCGGGAGCGCTGAGTCAGGGTAGCGCAGGGCCAATCCGAACCGTAACAATCGATGTCGGCACTGGAGCGCAAGGAGTTCCAGGACCTCCAGGACCGCCAGGAGACACTGGAGCAAAGGGCGAACAAGGACCTCCTGGACCTGCTGGAGAAACTGGGCCAAAAGGTGAAACGGGGCCAACTGGACCTGCTGGACCTGCCGGACCTAGTGGTGGCGGTGGACCGTGCGATGGTGCTCCTACTGATTACTCCCCCGGAATCCTGTTGATCAATGCACCAGGTGGACAAGTCAAAATCTGGACTTGTCTCGAACCTGGAATCGGATGAGAGGAGACAACGTGAGTGAAACACAGACAGATATGCCGCCGGAAGTCGTAGATCCCGTAGCAGAGCCCGAAGACGAGCCCACGCATGAAGGTCCGGAAGGCGATCCGCCGTCAGAAGGCGATGACAATGGTGAGGGGGAGGACGAAGGGGAGGACTAGATGCCGTTGACGCGTAAATGGATCGCAAGTCCAAACTATTCGAGTCGTGGCGGATCCAGCGTACGTCTGATCGTTCTTCATACTGCCGAAGGTGCGAGAACGATTGAAGAACTAGGCAATTTCTTCGCAAAATCTAGTGCACGTGCTTCTTCGCATACAGGCATCGACGATACAAAGGGCACAATCGGTGAGTATGTAAAGCGTTCGAATAAAGCCTGGACGGCAGTGAATGCAAATCCAGTTGCTGTTCAAACCGAGCTTTGTGCTTTTGCCAAATGGACGCTCGAGGAATGGAACAAGCATCCGAACATGCTCGAGAATTGTGCGCAATGGATTGCCGAGGAAGCGGCTTACTTCAATATCCCGATTACAAGACTTACTCCCGCTCAAGCGCAAAGTTCAGGACGAGGGGTCTGCCAGCATAATGACCTTGGTAATTGGGGCGGTGGGCACTGGGATTGTGGCCCACGCTTTCCGATCGACAAAGTCCTGGAGATGGCTCGAACACAAGGGAAAAAAGAGGAAACCGATATGGGTTATCCGGAATGGTATTGGGAATGGAGTAATTGGTACTTGACGACCAAACGTGATCCGGAAACACGTCCTGCCTCGGCACCGAAGCAAATTCCGCAATGGGCTTGGGATGCGAACGACCAGATCACGAAGATTGGTAATCGCTATGGCATGACCGATGGTGAGCGCAGTTGGATCGAGTGGTATGCCGGTGGTAAAAAGGGTGAACGGCCAAAAGTACCTGAAACGATCCCGGATCGTTGGTGGACTGACGAATCGTGGTTCGTGAAACAGACTTGAAAGGAAGAAAATGACTGAAACAGAGTCTGATCCGACACCCGTTCCGGCCCCTCCTGAAACACCAGATTCGCCGCCTGCAGAAGAAGGTAAAAAGTACGATGGTGGCGAGATTCCACGGGTTGAGCCCAAGGCTGAGCCCGATAACAATGAATAATTAAGAAAAGTGGGTGAAGTAGATGGAACAGAGTATTCTCATTAGTACAAAGAAAATTTTGGGGATTGATAAAGATTATACTGTCTTTGATCTCGATATTATCACTCATATTAATACCGCATTCTCTACTCTCACCCAGTTGGGGGTTGGCCCGGCCAATGGGTTTATGATCGAAGATGATACAGCGGTATGGTCTGATTTTATCCCCGATTATCCTGCAGGAGCTGCGCCTCCAAGTGGGGATGATTTACAGTATAATTCGGTAAAAACTTACGTTTTTCTCAAGGTGCGACAGTTGTTTGACCCCCCGTCGACATCATATCTAATTACTGCGGTCGAGAAGCAAATTCAGGAGCTCGAGTGGCGTTTGAACGTGCATCGAGAAGAGGATGGATGGGTTGATCCTAATCCACCGTTGTATCGAGACGAAGATATTTTTGTCTAGGAAGGTGGTGAATAATGGCTGTAGAAGGCTTGGATCAAGTTCAGGATACATCGGTCGAAGCTAAGACAACTGAACGTGAAGACCCTGTGGCTGCACATGAGCGCAAGCAAGCAGAAGTAGATGCAGCTCGGAAAGCTCGTTCGGAGCGACTAGGGCACGAAGTTTTCGAGGAGAAGAAGGAACCGGAGAAGAAGACGAACAAGAAAGCCGCTGCCGCTACCACCACGGAGACATCTGAATAGGAGGCTTAAGAGGAAGGGATAAAATGGCTGCTGTAAGTGAGATTGGTCGGCAAATGATCGATGTAATCCTTCATATTTCGGAAAAGCCGTGGAGTGACTATACAGAAGCCGATTATTCGATTGAACAATGGCATGCTGCATGTTTGATTCATCTGCACAGTGGTCCTCCCACCTCAAAAAGCCAATGCAAGCTTCCTGTCAAAACTCCAAACGGAGCTTTGAATCGAAATGGAGTTCACGCTGCCGCTGCTGCGCTGGCTGGAGCTCGAAGTCCACTCAAAGCTCCTCCCGAGCAGAAAGCAAAAGCAGCCAGTACTCTGCGAGGATATTACAGTCAATTGGGAGAGGAACCACCAGAGTCCTTGAAGCATACCGTTGACATAGTCGAGGATATTCTCAGTCATCACGGCGTCAAAGGAATGCATTGGGGTGTTCGGCGCAAAGCTACAGTCGGCCCACAGGAAGTTATCGTCAGTGACAAGCGAAAGAAGCTCAAGACTTCGGGTGGGGCAGGACATCCAGCGCATCCTGACGCCGTTCGTGCACGTACGATCCAGCAAAGAGGAAAGAAGAGTGGTCTTAAAGCTCTTTCCGACAAAGAGTTGCAAGACTATTCGAGACGATTGCAACTGGAGCAAAATGCAAAGCGACTTAATTACAACGATATGAGTGCTGGTAAGAAATTCGTTGCCTCGCTGTTGGGACAAACGGGTAAGAATACAGCGCAATCGGTTGCTAACGACGCGGCGCAGCAACAAGTCAAGAAACACTTGGCTAAAATAGCAATTGCCGCGGCGGCAGCATGAGTGGTAGTCAGATCGTTGTGACGATTCTTGTCGTACTTCTTCTGATCGGTCTTATCAAAGCGTTTAGGCGAGACGATTAATTGAAAGGAGGGTTAGGATGAGCCTGTCTAACAGTGCGATACCGATCTATTACGGTCAGTTTCGCGAGGCAGTTCTCCGAGGCGAGATTCCGGTAAATCGCGAAGTCTCGATGGAGATGAATCGAATCGATTCGCTGATTGCTAACCCAAATATTTACTACGATGATCAAGCGGTCGAAGGATTCATCCGTTATTGTGAAGGCGAGTTGACATTAACGGATGGATCCGACCTGCATCTGCTTGAATCGTTCAAGCTCTGGGCCGAGCAGATCTTTGGTTGGTACTACTTTGTCGAGCGTAGCGTCTATGTTCCCTCGAAGGAAAATCATGGTGGCCATTATGAGAAACGAGAGATCAAGAAACGACTTACGCTCAAGCAGTATCTGATCGTCGCCCGTGGTGCAGCCAAGTCCATGTATGCTTCAACTATTCACTCGTATTTTTTGAACGTAGACACGTCGACCACACATCAAGTCACGACGGCGCCGACAATGAAGCAAGCCGACGAGGTGATGTCGCCATTTCGAACTGCGATCACGCGCTCGCGAGGACCACTGTTCAAGTTCTTGACGGAAGGGTCGTTACAGAATACAACCGGCTCGAGAGCTAATCGAGTTAAGTTGGCAGCGACCAAGAAGGGAATCGAGAACTTCCTCACTGGTTCACTACTCGAAGTCCGACCAATGGCAATCAACAAGCTGCAAGGTCTTCGTCCCAAGATCTCTACTATTGACGAGTGGTTGTCTGGTGATCTTCGAGAGGATGTAGTTGGAGCTGTGGAGCAAGGAGCTTCGAAACTAGAGGACTATTTAATTGTAGCTATTAGCTCGGAAGGAACTGTTCGTGCAGGTTCCGGTGACACCATCAAAATGGAGTTAGCAGACATTCTCAAAGGAGAATATCTTGCACCACACGTTTCGATCTGGCATTACAAACTGGATGAGTTGGAAGAAGTTGCAGATCCAGCAATGTGGGTCAAGGCTAATCCAAATTTGGGAGCAACGGTTTCGTATGAAACCTACCAGTTAGATGTTGAGCGAGCCGAAAAAGCTCCAGCATCTAGAAATGACATTCTCGCTAAGCGTTTTGGGATTCCAATGGAGGGTTACACTTACTTCTTCACATACGAGGAAACCCTGCCCCATCGCCAACGAGAATTCTGGCAGATGGCCTGTGCGCTCGGAGCCGATCTGTCACAAGGTGACGACTTCTGCGCCTTTACGTTCTTGTTCCCGTTGGGGCGCGAGAAGTATGGGATAAAAACCAGGAGTTACATTACTGAATTAACGTTGTTCAAGCTTCCCGCAGCAATGCGTCAGAAATACGAAGAGTTTGTCAACGAGGGAAGTCTTCATGTGATGCCGGGAAATATTCTCGATATGATGGAAGTCTATGAAGATCTTGATCGGTTCATTCAAAGCTCTGAATACGATGTTCGGGCGCTTGGTTACGACCCGTACAACGCCAAAGAATTCGTTGCTCGTTGGGAAGTAGAGAACGGGCCGTTTGGAATCGAGAAAGTGATTCAAGGAGCTAAGACAGAATCGGTTCCGTTGGGTGAAATCAAGATCATGAGTGAAGAACGGCTTCTGATTTTCGATCAATCGTTGATGTCGTTTGCAATGGGCAATGCGATTACGCTGGAGGATACGAACGGTAATCGAAAATTGTTAAAGAAACGACAGGACGAGAAGATCGACAATGTTGCGGCTTTGATGGATGCCTGGATTGCTTATAAGGCAAATAAGGAGGCATTCGAGTGAATAATACGAGTATCAATCTTCCCGGATTGGCAATGGTTGTAATTGCGATTGTTCTTTTGGTCGGTTTAATTCATTTCTGGTAAGATTTCGAGTGAGTTTGGGAAAGGAGGTGAGAGGTGCCGCGATTTGGTAAGTTGAAACACGCCTGGAATGTTTTTACCAATCAAGAATTTAGATTAAAAGCTTTGCCAGCTGTAGGTTGGGGCTCAGGCAGACCGGATCGTGTGAGATTGAGAATTCCCAATGAACGCTCACTCATTTCTTCAATTTATACGCGTCTTAGTATTGATGTCGCATCGGTTGACATGCGCCACATCAGAACAGACGAGCAAAAGCGATATCTTGAAGATATTGACAGCGGTCTGAACAATTGTCTACAAGTTGAAGCCAATCTCGATCAAGCTGCGCGCGCATTTAGACAAGATGTAGCGATGACCCTTTTTGATAGAGGCGTTGCAGCGCTTGTTCCTGTTGATACTTCAATCAATCCGCAGCAAAGTGGTGGATTCGATATTCTTACACTTCGTGTCGGTGAAATTGTAACTTGGTATCCACGGCATGTGCTAATTAATTTGTATAACGAAGCGACGGGAGAACGTGAAGAAATTACGTTGGAGAAGGCGTCGGTAGCAATTGTCGAAAATCCATTGTATACCGTGATGAACGAACCGAATTCGACGCTTCAGCGCTTGTTGCATAAACTTACTTTGTTGGATGCGATCGATAATCAATCTGCATCTAAACAACTCGACTTGATCATTCAGCTTCCGTATGTGATCAAGTCGGAAGCTCGCAGAGAACAAGCAGAACAACGACGTAAAGATATCGAATTCCAACTTAGTAATAGTACTTACGGGATTGCATATACGGATGGGACCGAGAAGATCACTCAGCTGAATCGCCCAGCTGAAAACAATCTCTTGGGTCAAATCGAGTATTTGACAACAATGCTTTACGGTCAGCTCGGTCTAACCGAAGAAGTAATGAACGGTACTGCTGATGAAAAAGCGATGTTGAATTATTGGAATCGTACAATTGAGCCGATTCTTACGGCCATCGTAGAAGCAATGCGGCGCTCCTTCTTGACCAAGACCGCTCGGACACAAAGACAGACGATCGAATTCTTCCGAGATCCATTCCGCTTGGTTCCAATTGAGAACATCGCCGAGATTGCCGACAAGTTTACTCGTAACGAGATCATGACGTCGAACGAGATGCGACAAGTGGTTGGAATGGCTCCGCATCCGGATCCAAAGGCGGATCAATTACTCAACAGTAACATGCCACAAGGAAGTCCAACGCCGACTGGAGTTAAATCGGAGACGCCGCCTCCAGAAGAGAATCCAGGCATGGCCGATCTGGCATCTTCATTCGATGAGATTGATTCTGCTATCAACGATGCACTTGAAATGAGTTCTTCTAATGGGAGTGAGTCTAATGCGACTTCCTGATGGAACTATTCTCATGCACGGAAGAGCTCCCTACGATCCGGTCAAAGCACATGAGTATTACATCCGGACACGGCAATTGAAGGGGCGTAAAAAAGGAAGTAATGTTCCGCAAACGCCTACGGGTGCGCGCAAAAAGTCGTCAAAATTTCGAGTTTCTTATGAAGGCGGCAAGACAGTTGAACTTACTGCGCAACAATTGGCGGAACAGCAAGCTTATGCCGCTAAAAGGGTTAATGATATCAAGAAAAGTTTGGCTGAGTTAGGTACCAAGCTAAAAAAGAAGATAGCCGATGCTAAAGAAAGAGAAGCTAAGGCTAAACGAGAAGCTAAGAAAGCTCCAACTGCAGCAGAAAAATCTCAGGCCGCTAGAGAATCTAAAAAGTATAGAGAGAAGCATAAAACTGAACTTGCTACTAAGGCAAAGAAAGCAGGTTCAAAGGAATCGACTACAGCTACATCGAAAACTGATTCCGTTGCCAGTCTCGAAAAACAAATTACCGAAATTAAAGGTCGTCTTACCGCTGCTGTGGCAAAGCAACGTGCTCTGGCTTCGGCCACCCAGAATTAATTAAAGGCCGATGATCCAAGACTGAGGAGGAACATTCAAAATGGGAGCAGAGGCTAAGCCTGATTTTAGCGGTTACGCCACCAAGGCTGGTCTTAAATGCTCAGATGGCCGGACGATCATGCCGGATGCCTTCAAGCATCAGGATAAAGAAACCGTCCCTTTGGTCTGGCAGCATGGTCACAGTGATCCCGGTAATGTACTCGGCCATGCAACTCTTGAGCATCGTGAAGATGGCATTTATGCCTACGGATTCTTCAATGAGACCGATTCGGCAAAGAATGCTCGAACGTTGGTGGAGCACGGAGATATCAAGTCGTTGTCGATCTATGCCAATCAGCTCACCGAGAAATCCAAGCAGGTTCTGCATGGATTTATTCGGGAGTTGAGTCTTGTTCTGTCAGGAGCAAATCCGGGCGCACTGATCGACAACATTACTTTGGCTCATGCCGACGGAGACATGGTTACACTGGAAGACGAGGCTGTTATCTATACTGGTCTCGAATTGGTTCATGCTGATGGTAAGCCGTCGGATTCGACTGATTCAACTGATGGTGGATCCGAGAGTGGACCAACTGTGCAGGAAGTTTACGATTCGATGACCGATCAA